TTCCGCTGCCGATGTCCAACTTGATTTTAACAAATCTAGTCCCATGTCAGGGGATACGATCATAACGGCAGAAAACCGCATTATAGAAACTACCTCTCCTGAGGATGGTGGAGCTTTAACCTTTACACTTTATAAGGTAATAAATGGTTTGGTAGATACGGCAAACATCACGGGACAGATCACGTTAAACGCTTCTGAGGCTGAAGGAGCTAACAAAGATGTGTATTCCAACTTAGTTATGCAGGAAGGGGCCTTAGTTACGGATGGTGGTGAGTTCGCTGCTACGGAAGCGGTTAAAATTATTAAACTTTCTCAGTCTCCTGTAGTAGACGGAAGTGTAGAGGTATTTATAACCGCGCCTACAGCCGCAGCCAATGGAGCATATAACGAAGTTCCCAACGTATTTTATGCTTCAGGGGCTTCGGACAAAATTTTTGAAATAGTGTATGATGAAAACTTCGCAGCGACCGTAGTATTTGGTAACGGGAGTGTTGGCATTTCTCCTGACGATACCGCTTCCTATTTTGTGTCTTATAGAATAGGGGGAGGAACTAGAGGTAACATTATTAAGAATGCAATTAATACCAGTATTATCTCAGATAAAGGGGTAGGTACGTTAAAGAATACTTCTGTGGGAGCAGGGGGAGCAAACGCGGAGACGGTCGATCACGCAAAGAGGTATGCCCCTCTTACTTTTAGAAGACAAGATAGAATTGTTACTTTAGAGGATTATGCCTCCTTTGCTAACAGTTTCATAAGTGATTTTGGAACGATAGGGAAAGCCGCTGCGGCAACCCGAACGGCTTACGCTTCTGCGAATATTATTGATATTTATATTTTAGAAATGGCCTCGGATCTACAGCTTCAGAGAGCAACTTCTAACTTTAAAACTCAACTTCTCACTGCCATAAACAAAAAGAAAATGGCTACTGATGATGTGGTGATAGTTGATGGTCTAATAAGAACCTTAGAGTTAATCACTACTATTAGGGTTGATAGGGAAGAGCAAAAGAATCAAGATCAAATTATATCTCAAGTACGTCGAGAAATTCTTAACTACATGAGCGTAGATAACATGGAATTTGGAGGGACACTGGTACTAGCTGATCTAAACAGAATCATTTTTGAGGTTCCTCAAGTTCGATGGTCTTCTATTGATAATTTCTCCAGCAATATTACGGTAGACTTTAATGAGATTATTCAATTGAATAACCTAACAATAAACGTAGAGCTAGTTGATTAATGCAAGACAATAGATACACTCCTCAGCCTAGAAAGTACTTTAAGTCTAACTTTGTAGAGTTAGTAGAGTTGCTAACACCTGAGGTGTATCAGAGCGAAGATTTACAATTAAGTGGCACTGAGCTTAATCCCCTCTCCGAGATTATAAACAGTAATGTCGCAGCAGCAGCAAACATTTCCGAGATTCTATCCATTTCGGGGGTTGCTAATACGCAAACGTCTACTTTAGGAAATATCTCTGGAATTTCTCAGTACTTTGTAAAGCAAAACAACCTTACCAACATTACTCCTTACACCCTAGAGAGCAAACTCTTGCTCCCGTTAGGAACCACTTTTGCCAACTTTGACTCCAGCGCAGACTTTACTACCTACTTGGCTGACACTCTTCTCCCTCTTATCATTCCCGCTACAGGGTCGGAACATGGAGGTCCTGCACACAATATAACAACTCTCTCCTCGCTAACTAATAGCAATGATCCTGGGAGTGTTCATAATTACCTGGTAGATGCTCTGGGCTGGTTTTACTTCCTAAATACTTCTGCGGATGGAGGACTAGAATACGATCCTTCAAGTTATGTCCTAAGTTCGTTTAATACCTTGTATACAGGAGAGCGTCTCGGTACGGTGGACGGAATAAAAGGATTTACAGAGTATCTGTGGAGGAACTACCAAACATGCTCTACGTTTAGGAACGCAGGAACAATTCCATCCACCTTTGTTTCATCGGTTTCTGACAGCATTACCGAAACAAGCGCAGGAGTACTCCCTATTTACACCAGCGGAATTCAAAAACTTGATAAATTAAAAACGCTTATCGACGTAATATATTCCCCATTGTTTATAGATCAACAAGATTATACTGTTAAAGACGCTTTTCAAAACTACATAGATGCTTCTATTTTACTTAATGATCGAACATCAAAAGGTCCAACTAGAAAGTTTAATAATCTTATGGGTTTTCAGTTCGCTGATCTCTCCAACCAAATGGATGAGATTGGCTTAATCTATGACATAGAAAATACTAAAGAGGAACATTTACAGTATCTGGCGCAAATGATTGGTTGGAACCTGCGAGGAATATCTTCTGATGGGTGGCGACATCAACTAAGGAAAGCTACTGACCTTTACAAGAAGTCGGGAACCCTTGAATCTATTCAAGCAGCCGTAAATCTCCTAATCGTTGACAGCGTGTTAGATGTTTCGGGACAGACTTCGGAACTGTGGGAATCGTATCTTCCGTACATGATTTGGTATGCGCTAGGAACCGAGTCGGATCTGTTCAAAGATTTAACAACTTGGACTTTTGGGTTAGCGCAGGATGCAAGGGTTGGATCTTATAACACCAGCAGCTTAGACAGTAATTTAAAATCTGTTACAGACGCTATTCTATTAGAAGCGTATAAGGCATTTCCAGAGGCGTTTCAAGCGAATGGTTCTCCCTTCCCTACTCCTTGTTTATTCAGTATAGACCTTGAAGGAAATCTTCAGGAACGGTATGCAGTTATAGGCGAACCTCTCATGCCTCCTTTCCATGGTCATATTATAACTGACCCAGGGTTCGAAGCCGCTCGAAGAGATGCCGAAGATGCGGGATATGCCGTGCCGTGGGGGGCCTCTCTTTCGATGGGACCTTTAGGTTCAGGAGTTTACATGAGGGGTTTAGAGCACCCTAATTACGCACTTGATGAGGTCCCTGAGTTCTTATCCGCTACAGGAGATCTTCAGTTCCTCTTTAGCTATAGAGATAAAGTTAATTATGCCATGCCTCCTTTCGAGGAACATAAGTACTATGCTGATTGTAACTTAACTCCACCGCTGGTGTCGTTAATAAAAGAAAAACTTAAATGTTTCCAGGTAGGCAACACCTTTGCGGATAATTTTGAAAGTTTTGTGTTAAGTGCAGGAATTAATACCGATACAAATCTCGGAAGTCTTAACGACTTTATGATGTACTTTAGTAGTGTTCAAGTTGCTCCCAACTTTGATAAAGTACTATGGAACATTTCCGACTATCAAAAAAACTTATTAGATCTCTGGAATGGAAAATCTTCTCACTTTCTTGTTGATTTTAATAGTGATAGTTTTGATTTTGCCAAAGACACCTTAGAAGGAGACGGAAAGTATGCTTTATATGAGGCGAGTAGAATAACAAAAGAATTTTCTCCTGCTCATGCCATCCCTATTATAAACCTAAATGCTTCTGCTGAGGATGACACTACGACTACGGGAACTCGGTTTTCATATCTTGGTTTAGATAATGATATAACCCGAGCTTCCTATACTTCTGCTTCAATTCTAGGTAACTTCTCGTACAGTGGAGTAAACATGGGAGCCGTTGCTCCTGGAGACACTGATGGTCGAGGAGGACTCAATACATTTACTCGCAATGATGTAGATAGAATTACCGACACTTTGTTATCTTCAACTACAGGAGTAGCAGACCTAAACAGTGTAGGAAGGAGAGCATTAAGGAGAAGAAACTTAAGGTATCTTTTACCTAGAGAGGGCTATTACGATAGGACAGGCTTCAATGGCCCTGTAAGCTACGATCCATCTACGCTAGAGAACTCCATGCCTTCGTCCATGGGAGAGCTTACGCTTGGATACGTTGCGTCTGCTGGGAAGTTCTTCCCTGTAGTCGATGCTATTACTCCTTCAGGTGTATGGGATGCCTGTGAGAAACTAGGATCTTCCCGAACCTTTTCAGGAGTAGACACAAGTACCACTTTCCCATATCGTGGACTTAATGCTTTAGGGTCCGATATGAGAGACATTACAACAAGTGCTACCGCTAGGTATGTTGATCGAGGGCAACTCCCGCCTATTTACAGCACCATGCATCAACTTTTTGAGGACAAAGCTCTGAACTATGCCTCTCAAGAGACCAACTTCGGATCCAACGATTATCTAGCAAATAACTACTGGAAGGACGAACTTCAAAGTTTCGCTAACTTAGCCATAGCCAGTGGATTAGTGCTCAATTCGTTTGATGATTACATTAACTTTAGTTTTGGAACAGGACTTCAAAAAACTTACGCCGACTACTGCCTGTACTTCCTGAGACATGACCTGGGATTAACCGAGGCTGCCAAAACAGGGGGTAATATTATTGCTCAAGTCTTTGGAAGAGGACTCTTTAATTGTGATTTCGATCTAGCAGGATCAGCAGTAGGAAACATGATATCCCCTACTGTTGATAGCGCGAGTGCCATAAATGCTCAAAATGTATGGAATCCGACAGCCGATGGAACCTTCATAGCCAGCAGCACTGGAGAATCCGTAGTGCCTTTATCTGGCTCCTTTGTTTCTGGAAACCCAAATAATGCTGATTTCAGAAATCCTGCTATCCTAAGTGGCATTGAGTTTACCGATATATCGGGGGCTCCCTCCGCCAATCGGTTTAGCATCTTTAAGCTCGATCCTAGTAACGCAGTAGCAGGAGGAGAGAACCCTTTAATTGATAATACCGTGATTAAGTGTAAGGCTTTAGGTGGATTGCCCCGACTTAGATTTGATTTATCTAAGTACGGAGACAGAAGAAATTACTTTATTAAGGACCATGAGTTCAAACTTCAAGTTAAAGCTCTTGTGGGAGAAGAAAGCAGTTATACCATGGGAGGGGGGAGAATGGGAGCGTGGATTCACACTCAACCAACCCAAGGAATTATCTGGTCTTGGACTCCCAATAAAAAATGGGAATATATGAAAGAGACTGACGTATCCATTCCTAAGGTCTTATCTTTAGCCCATAAGT